GCGGGGCGTCGCAACCGGAGCTTGGTGAAGCTCTCGGGCTCACGGCCTCTGCTGTTTCACGCCTTGAGGGCGGCGTTACGAAGGTGACGGTTGTGCATCTTCGCAAGATTTCGAGAAAACTCGCGGTGCCATCGTCGGTCATTGTTGAGGATGCCGAACGGTACTTCAACAGAGCCGAAGGTGGCGCAACTAGCAGAAAGACCCCGGTGCAACCGTGAAGCACTACGTCATGGCAGGTATCGCGCTAGTAGGTCTGGTGTGCCTGACGCTCGCGCACGTCTGGAGGGTGGTCGGAATCGGGCAGGCCGTGTTCATGTACGCCTTCCTTGCCGTCTCGGGAATCAGGGACTTCAGGAAAGGCAGGCACCCGTGAAGCATCAGGAATCGGCAGACCAGGCGAAGCCCGTCACGGAAGAGGTGAATCTTGTTCTGGCACGACTCGAAGGCTGGAGAAAGACGAAACACGGGTGGCAGTGCCCGAACTGTCAGCGCAAAGCTGCGGTGCAACCGTGAAGCATCCCCGAGCCAGAGTCCGCGCGAAGCCAGACACGCGAACGGTGAATCTGAAACCGAGCACGACACGCCGCGTCCGGCTCGTCCCATCGACGACCCGTGCTCTCGACCCGGAGAAGGTGCGGCTTGCGCTTGGGGCGGAGCCAGCGCCCAGGTCGCGGCACTCCAAGAGATTCCCGAGGCAGCCGTGAAGCCGAGGGAAGTCCTCGTCCCCATGGTCTTCGACGACCACGACGGCTTCACGGCCGGCGTGCCGGACGGTGAACCGTCCGCATGCTGGCCCGACGAGGTGTGCGCGCACGAGTCGTGGTTCGCGGTCATCCAGGCCGGCGGCCCTCCGCTGTACGGCGTGCCGATTCGCCTGGTGGAACCGTGAACGCCGTGCCGTGGTCGGAGTCCGCGGCCGCGAGCGACGCGCTGCTCGTGGCGCAGATGCGACGCGACCTGGAGCGTGTCGTGATCCCGAAGGTGCAGACGGCGCCGGCTCGGGAGGCCGTCAGTCATGCCGTCATGTACGTCCTGGCGGCCATGGCGGCGCTGGAGCATCTGGAGGAGGCGCCCCCATGAGCTTACTGGAGACGCTGCTGCGGAGCCTCGTCGATCTGGTGACGCCCGAGCTGGTCTGCGACCAGTGCCGGCGACCCCACGACGAGGTCGTCGGGCGAGCCGGAGACTTCTCCCTGTGCAGTCGGTGCCACGCGAGCATCACGAGCAAGACCGGCGTCGCGGTGCGCAGGCGGCGGCCGGAAGGGCCGCAGCCGTGACTGAGCCCGTGGCGCTCCGTCGCCGCCACCCGGTGGGCTACCGCTGGGTGGTCATGTGCGTCGCGACCGGCAGCCGCAGGGAGTGGGTCATCGACGGCGCCCCTGACCGCGCGGCTGCGGAGGCGTTGCTCGCGCGCTGGGAGGGCCGCAGCACGGGCGAGTGGAATGGCGAGTACACGTTTCACCTTGTGGAGGCGATCGAATGAGCACGCGGCCCGAATGGATGGACGACCCCAACGAGACGGCGGAGCCGGCCGTAGACGGGCGCTGCCCGTTCCATGCTGTGCGGCTGGAGCACACATGGAGTACGGACCTCCGACACTGCCCTGAATGCCACCGCGTGTGGAGGCATGGGGAGCGCGTGGCGAAGTGCTGGTGGAACGGACCATGAGCCGGCACACGAGAGACAGCCTGGCCGAGGACGAGCCGGACCTGCTGTTCGCGGACGGGTTTGACGATGCGATCCCGGGCGTCGTGCGGCGCGTGGGGCAGGAGCTGTTCGTGGTTTACGACACGCGGCGCTGCATCGCGAGCCTGATGCGCGACGGCATGACGCGCGAGGAGGCGGAGGAGTACTTCGGCTTCAACGTCGAAGGCGCCTGGGTGGGCGAGCGCACGCCGGGGTTCGTGCTGCTGGCGAAGGCCGACGACGATGATGATGACAGCGAGGACGATGAGTGAGCGCGGTGTACGGCTCCGGGTTTTGGGCCACGGCGGTGACCGTCCTGCTGTGCTCGGCGCTGCCGCGCGTGGTGGCGGGGACGATGAGCGCCGGGAAGGCGCTCACGCAGGTCTTCCTGTGCGCGCTGGCGTGGCCGTTCTGGCTGGCGGCCACGATCCATGAGGCACTGGACCTGTGAAGCCGCGGCGAGTGGAACCTCCGTTCAAGCTCACGCACCCCGAGCCGGTGTCGCCGGTGTGCAAGGCGTGCGGCAAGACCGTCAAGGACATGAAGCGGCACGCCGGGACCGAGGCGTGTACGAGGGAAGCGCGGCGGGCGATGATCGAGCGCATGGGCCTCGTCGAGGTGTGGTTCCGGGAGAGCCGCACACTGACCACGGCAGGGGTCGCGGTGGTCGTCATCCGTGACCGGAAGCGCGGCGAGAGCGGGAAGAAGCGCGACCAGCGGCGGTGGTACGCCTCGCCGCAGCCGGTCCGTGCCTTGCGCATGCTGACCGGCTCGGGCATACCGGACAAGCGGGCGGCTGCGCTGCTCAGCGGGCCCCCGGAGGAGCTGGAGCGGGAACTGGCGGTGATCGCGCTCAGTGGGCGAGTGGGCAGTGCGGGGGGAGCGGCCCCGTGGTGAAGCGGTCCACGCCGGTCACCCGCGACGAGCTGCGCCGCCTGCGCGCGCGGCTGGAAAAGGTCGAAAGGGATATTCTGGAGTGGCAGATACAGCAGCGGGACAAGCTGTCGGAGCACGACGGATCGCTCGGGTCGGTCGAGGGGCGCCTGGAGCGAGTCGAGGGACAGCTTGCCGCGATCCTGCGCGCGGCGGAAGCCAACCCCCAGGCGCTGCACGAGGTGGTGCTGGCCGTGCTGCAAGGGAAAGAGCCGCCGCGATGAGCGAGTACCCCGCAACGCTCGGCGACCTGGCCGACGTGGAGGCGCGTCTCGACGCGCGGCTGACCCGGCTGGCGAAGCGCCAGGAGTCGGATTCCACGGTCACCGACGAGAAGGTGAGCGAGCTACGCGGTCGCGTCATCGACGCCACCGGGCGGGCGGAGATGGCGGAGGCCGGCCTGGTCGCCGCGAACCGGCGGCTCGCGGAGCTGGAGCGGCTCTGGGCGGTGGCGCTGGAAAACCCGGAAATGATCCGGGAGCTGGCGGCGCAGGCCCTCAAGGGCCCACAGGGCGGTTGACGCTGCCTGGCAGCTCTGGTAGCACTGACGGCAGGCATGGCTTACCTGACCGCTTACCTGTGCATGGCCGCGTTCGCGGCGGGCTACATCACGGCTACCGTGATCGCGGTCGAGGTGATGCGCCGCGTATTGCGAGCACGAGGCTTCCGTGAATGAATCCCCCGACAGCCCCCTGGTCCGGCAGCACCTGGAAGCCTTCGGTGAGGTGGCCCGTCTCGTCGCGTCCGGCCAGGACGTGCCGGAGTCCCTGTGGGAGACGATCCGCGCGACCTGGGCGGGCATGAACCTGGCGGAGCGCGAAGCGGTAGAGCAGCGGGCCCGGAGCAGATCCCAGATCACGTCATCCACGAAGAAGCGCGTCGGATACTCGATCTTTGCCCAGCCGACAGTCGGCGGAAAGTCGGTCCTCCCGAGGATGACGGTCTCGCCGACCCGGGGAACATGCTCGGTCTCTCCGAACTCCGCTACGCTGCAAGGTCGGGCCACTGACGTGCGCGCTGTGCCGGCTCGACTTCCACGGAAAGAAGTTCCAGTGACCGACCCCGTGCTCACGTGGCTGCGGGCGCAGTACCTGCTGCGGTTGCAAGGCGCCGCCCTGGACGAGCGGGTGAAGGCGGGCTTGCAGACGTTCGACTACGAGCAGATCGTGCGCGAGCGCGACGCGGCGCGCTCCGAGGCTGCGCGGCTGACACTGGAGCGCGACGAGGCCGTCGCGGCACTCGCCGAGAGCGACCGGGGGCGCGCCGACCAGCTACGCATCATCCAGGGCCTACGCGCCCGGCTCGAAGGAAAGGACGACCCGCGATGACCGAAAGTGAGGATGCGATCCGGGCCGAGTGCCTGGAGCTGGCCAGGGCCTACTGGCCGGAGGACGACGTGCGGGTGGTAGTGGTGAAGGCCGGCGAGCCGAAGCTGGTGGAGGCATGGATCAGGCCGCAGCACGGCGAACCGTTCGTGACCATCGGTGGTGGTAGGACTGTCCGCACCGTCCTTCTGGCCCTGCGCGATGCCCTTCGCCGCCTGACCGGCGTGGTGGCCGAGGGCATGACGCCGCGGGACCAGCGCGACCGGCTGTGGCAGCTCCTGGACGACATCGACACGTTGGACGATTCGTGCCGGGAGCACGACGCGGAGTTCCGCGAGCGGGTACGGGCGGTGCAGAAGAAGCGCTGGGCGATCTGGAACCCCACGGTGGAGCGGTGAGCAAGCCGCTATCCCGTGCGCAGCGCGAGGCGAAGCGCGTGGAGCTGACGGGTCGGCTCCGCCGCCGGCTGGCCGAAACCGTCGAGGCGATCGACGCCGCGATCGACGCCTGGGAGGCGGTCGGCCGCGTCGCCGAGGCGCTCGCCGACCTGGACGAACCCCAGGCGACCGAGGGGGTCAGCGGGACCAAGATGCGCGTCAGCCGGCGCAGGGAGCTACGGTGACCGCGCCCTACCGCTGCCAGTGCACCGGCCAGTGCGGCTTCACGCACGCCTGGACCGCGGAGGTGCGCGCGCAGCCGTGCGGAGCGCCGCACGGCTGCGTGGTCGTCCGCAGGACGGACTACCCGAGCTACTGGCAGCTCGCGGACAGCGAGACGCTCGCGCTCGCGCATCCCGAGCACTACAGCGTGGACAAGCCGATCCTCGTCGAGTTGCGACCGGTCGCCTTGCCAGGGGTGGAGGGCATCGTGGCGTGCCAGCGGTGCAAGCTCTTGATCGAACGAGGACAGACACCGAAGGGAAGCGAGCCATGAATAAGCTGACGTACGCGGAGCGCAGGGAGATTATAACGACCGTCTCCAGGTGGTTCCACGCCTGCATGGCGCGCGGGAGGCGCTTCCACCGCTCCCGCCGGGACGCGCGCTCGATGCGGTGACCAAAGACCTGCATCACGCCGAGATGGGCGTGGACGGGCAGGTCGCCTGCTCGTGCGGCGTGGAGTGCCTGCGGCAGCTCTCCGCCGGGTGAGCCCTGCCGGGAAAGGATGGTCACCGAGTGGCTAAGCTGACGCACGTGTGGGTCCGTTGCGCGGCGTGTAACGAGCGGGTGTCACCGAACCTCGTGAGTGCCTCCGGGGACGAGGACGAGCAGGATGTCCTTCACCGGGAGGGCTGGTGCCCCACGGTCGTCGAGGGGTTCAGGCGCTGGCTCTGCGCCGTGTGCGCTCTCACGCCGGACGAGAGCCAGGTCTTGGTGGCGCTGCGGGGGCCTTGGTGGCGGACGTGAGTCTGCTCCCGGAGTGGCGGGTCAAGATCACCAGCGCCGACGTGACGGCGACGGTGCCCGCGCTTGCGCAGACCGTGGGGTACTTGCCGTTCGACTTCGAGGTCTACTCGTTCGGCGGGCTGCGCTGGGCGTCCTACTGGTTCGAGAGCGAGGAGGCCGCAGTGACGGTCGCCGCGCTGGTCACGCTCGCGGGCTGGCGAGCGGAGACGCAAGCGTTCCTGCTGGCTGCGCCATGACCCTGATCTACGTCGTGGTCGAGGTCGGGCGTGACTTCAGCCGCGTCGTGCGCGTCCGGGAGGCCGTCGCGCGCCCGTGGCTCGACGAGTACCGCGGGCACGTGCGCTACTGGGTCCTGACGCTGGAGGACGCGGAGAACGAACGTGCGGTGCTCGCGCTGGCCGGATTCCGCGCGACCATCGAGGGAATCGACCCGGAGGATCGCCGCCCGTGACCGAAAAGTGGCGCTCGCCCCGGGGCGGGCGGTAGGCTCCGCCCATCGTGATCAAGGCGAAGGCCGAAAGCTGGTGCGAAGGGCATCTCGCCGACCCGGAGTTCCGGGCCGAGTACCTGCGCGAGGTCACCCGGATGCACCGGCAGGCAGTCGCCGAGGGGGACGCCGAGCTGGCCCGCTGGTGCATGCGGCAGCGGGCCCGGCTTGACAGCAGTGGCAGCACGCGGTAGAGCAAACCCGAGAGCGAGACCCGACCATGCAATACGAACCGTACGAGGGCGAGCACGAGCACCCGGGCATGATGCCGAACGGGTACGAGGAGGAGGGCGGCACGCGGCTGCTCGCGACGAGTTGCCTGATCTGCGACCGGCCCCTGCGCGACCCGGCCAGCCTGGAGCGTGGCGTAGGACCGATCTGCGCAGCCAGGCACGGCATGTTCGCGGTGACCGGCAGCCCCGACATGGCGGCCCTGGCACGAGCGCTGGAAACCACTCCCCCGCTCATGGCGACTGCCGTGCGAGAGCGCGAGGGTGACCCGCGCCTGGCGGTGAGCGCCGCCATCCACGCGGCGGGCCGGGCCTGGGAGACGCACGCCAGCGACTACGCCCACTACGTGGGTAGCGCCATGGAGATCGCAAGTGCGCTCGGCTACGCGGGCACGGCCCGAGCACTCCAGGCCGTGTTCATCGAGGGCCGGAAGTTCGACGAGGAGGGCAACCCCGTCGGCACGCAGAAGCCAAAGGGCATCGTGGTGCACGAGGCGCAGGGCGGGCTCTGGGAAATCGAGCTTCCGTTCATCGACTCGAAGAACGTCTGGTTCGAGACGAACAACGCCATGAAGGCAGCGGGTTCGCGGAACCAGAAGGATCATCGTGGCCGGTGGCACACGACGTTCCCTGGCACCCCCGTCCAGTGGATCAAGATCCTGAACGCGCTCGTGCCGACTCTGGCGGGGACGCTCGGCGTGCTGCCGAACGGCGAGACGTTCATCGTCCCGAATGACCGGCAGCCGGTGCCCGAGGCTCCGACTGTGCAGGCGCCCGCGAGCGTGGGGCCCGAGGGGGCGGTGCAGGAGACGCCGGGGAGGCTCCCGAAGGACGCGGCGAGCCTGGAGCCGGGCGACACGGTGTACCTCAAGGGCAAGCCGATGGTCGTCGCGTGGATCAGTCCCGACCGCGTGCGGACGATCCTGCTCACGCCGGAGCAGGCGGCCGAGAGCAGGCGGAAGGAAAACGGCTACCTGCACGGCAAGAAGTACGGGGGCATCACGGCGGGGATGCGCGACGTGGTGGTGACGCCGCCCACGCAGGCGGAGGTCGCGCAGGTGGCGGAGACGACCGACCGACCCGCGGAGCGTGCGGCCGCGACACGTGAGATGCCGGAGCGGCTCATGGAGCACCAGCGCGAAGGCGTGCTGTGGCTCTGCCAGCAGGGCTCGGGGCTGCTCGCATACGACATGGGCCTCGGGAAGTCGGCCATCGCCATCGTCGCTGCCGACTACCCCGCGCTGGTTGTCTGCCCGAAGTCCCTGAAGGCCAACTGGGTCAAGGAGGTCACCATGTGGCGCCCTGACCTGACTGCCGTGTCCGTGGAGACCGGCAAGAAGCGGGAGGCAGCAACGCTCGCGGCGGCGGAGAAGGCCGACGTGACCGTGGTGAACTACGACATCCTCTCGCGGTACGTGGATCGGTTCCAGGCGCGCAAGTTCAAGACGCTGATCCTCGACGAGAGCCACTACATCAAGAACTTCAAGGTCGGGCCGCGGAAGAACGACAAGGGCGAGTGGCGGACCGTCCCGAGCGGCAGCGGTCGCGCCGTGGCGTCGTGGGAGGTATCGCAGGGCATCCCGCGCCGTTTTTGTCTCAGTGGCACCCCGATGGATAACAAAAGCCCCTGCGAAATGTTCGGCCAGCTCCACATCGTCGCCCCCGACGAGTTCCCGCGCTTCAAGCCATTCGGTGAGCGCTACTGCGGCCCGAAGCAGATCCGCGCGCAGGGCCGGAACATCACGACGTACGACGGCGCGTCGAACATCCTGGAGCTGCACGAGCGGCTCAACGGCAAGACCATGCTCCGCAAGACCAAGGAGCTACTGAACCTGCCGGAGAAGTGGCGGCGCACGAAGCTGATCTCGCTCGACGAGGAGACGGCCAAGCAGTACGAGGCGGCGGCGGAGGATCTGTTCGGGTTCATTCGCGAGCGCGGTGGCTGGGAGGCGATGGAGCGCGCGGAGAAGGCCGAGGTGCTCGTGCGAATGACCACGCTCAGTCACCTGACCGGCGTGGGCAAGGTCGAGGCGTTCCTGGAGGAGGTACAGCAGCATTGGGAGAGCACGCACCGCCCGTTGATCATCTTCGCGAACCACCGCGACGTGCAGGAATCGCTGATCAGCGGTCTGAGGGCGTTGAACTACCGCGTGGGCGCCATCCCGGGGAACGAAGATCGCGAGGAGACCAAGGTGCGGTTTCAGGAGGGGGTTCCCGCGAGCGCGCCGCCGGAGCAGCGCGACTACTACGACATGCTGGTGCTGTCGATCGGTGCGGCGCGCGAGGGGCTCACGCTCACGCGAGCGCAGGATATGTTTTTCGTCGAGCGCACGTGGAGCCCGTTCCACCTGGCGCAGGCGGAAGACCGGATCCATCGCATCGGCCAGAAGAATCAGGTCGTCATCACGTACTTCGATGCGCCGGGCACGCTGGACGAGAAGTTCGGTGACATGCTGATGCGGAAGATCGCGACCGCAAAGGGAGTGCTGGCCGGCGTCAGCCTGACGCAGGAGGATGCCGCCGCCGAAATCTTCGGTTCGATCGGCAGCGGCGGCATGAAGCCGAACCAGCGCGGCGGCGCTGAGTCGTACCCGGACTGGATCGAGCCGCAGTAGGCGCACGGATGCGCTTGGTCCTCTGGCGTGCCGCAATCGACGACTACGTGCCGGACGCTGCGTCGTTCGCCAGGGACCGCGCGGACGCGGAAGCCTACCTCGACAACCCATCATTCGGCGGCGGCAGCCTGTTCCGGGCGCGTGTCGAGACGAAGGCGGAGCGCGTCCTGAACCTGTACGACGAGCGGCGCCCGGTGGAGTTCCTCGTCGAGCAGCTCGGGCTGCGGCATCCGGGCGCGCTGGGTGTCGAGGAGTGGATCCCAGGGGATCCGACGGTACAGGAAGCGCTCGCGGCGGCCGGCTACGACTGGGTGGTCGTGCGCGATTCCTTCCCTCCGGGAGCGGAGACGTGGATGTGGATCGGACCGTTCGATCGGGAGCCGGAGCTGGTGCCCGTGCGCAGGTAGTGGCGGGCAGCACCGGTAGCACCGGTAGCACCGGTAGCAGCCGTCGCCGCTTGACCCGCGCGAGGGCAGAACATTGGACAGGGGAGCCGGAGACGTGGCAGGCTTCGCGACCATGAAGACAGCCGTCATTGCTGCGAGGCGCCCGAAGATCGTGCTGCTGTTCACTGTGCTGCTGTTGGCCCCGTTGCAGGCCCCGGACGTCGGCGAGCGGGCCGCTGGCCTATTGCTGTCCATGCCGCGCCCGTGGTTCGATCCGGCGCATCCTCTACCGGAGACAGAGGAGGAGACGGAGTTCAGGATCGCGCGCGTAGCTCGCGAGGTGGATGCGCAGGTGCTGGAGATCGACAGGAGCACAGGGTTGCTTCGTGCTACTGGCTTTTCGCGCCTGGATTTCGTGGCTCTGGCCGCTGTAGCGGCCTACTCGGAGTCGTCCCTCTCCTGGGAGGTGCATGCGGGTCGGGAGTGGCCGGGACGCCCGGCGCCCTTCGGGGACCACGGGCGGGCCCGGTGCGTGTTCCAGTTGCAGCCGAGCGCGTCTCAGGTGCCGTTCGAGCAGTGGCGCCCGTTCGAGCCGGACGAGCACTTGCTGCTCGCGGGGCTGGACGAGGAGTCTACGCGGCGGTGCGTGCGAGCGGGGGTACGTGCTTTGGCCTGGCATGCCTGGCGGTGTAAGAAGGAGAACCGCGTCCTTCTCCAGCACGGAGACTGGAAGCAGGCGGTAGCGGTCATCTACAGCGAGTATCACCGGCCCAGCGCGTGCCGATACGTCTTGTCGGATGGCTCGTACAAGCGGGCCGGCACCTGGATGACCTTCCGTAAGAACCTCGGAGCCAAGTGATGACCCCCATCGAGCGTCTCGCTGCGGCGTACCCGACGCTGTTCGAGGGCACGGCCATTCAGTGGTCGGATTGTCCGCCCGGGTGGGAGACGCTTGTCGCGGCGCTGTGCGCGCGACTCGTCGCCGAGCACCCGACCGTGCGCTGCGCGCAGTGCAAGAGCAAGTTCGGTAGCCTGCGGTTCTACGTGGAGGAGGCCGACGAAGCGGCGGTGGCGTTGATCCGCGCCTGCGAGGCGCAGAGCGTGCGGCTCTGCGAGGAGTGCGGCGCCCCCGGGGAAACCCGGCCGCTCCGCGGCCGGGTCACGACGGCGTGCCCCGAGCACGCGGCAGAGCGCGTGCCGAAAACTTGACGGTCGCCCCGAGGCGCGTAGCCTCCGCGGCATGACCGAGAGCATGGACGTTCAGCCGTTTCTCGACCTGATCGCGCAGCACCAGTGGGTCGGGCTTGCGTCCCTGGTCATCGGCCTCGTGGTGCGACTGCTGAAGGAAGACACGCGCTTCCCGCCGTTCGCGATCCCTGCGCGCTGGCGCCCGATGCTCGCGCTCGGTCTGGGCGTGGCGAGCGGCGTGCTACGGACCGTGGCGACCGGCACGCCGTGGCGCGTCGCCGTCCTCGGTGGGCTCGTGTCGGGCTTCGCGGCCATCGCCGGCCATGCCTCCGTGGTGGACGGTGTGCGCAACGGCCGGGACATTCCGATGCCAGGACTGACCAAGAAACCGGCGGCCTCGGCGCCCCCGCCGCCTGCGGACCCAGACCCGGAACAGCCGCCGCCGACCGACCCGGCCCCGCCCACGCCCCGCGATCCATCGGCACGCCAGCCCTGAAAGCACGAAACTTTCCCCCGGGGGAGCCGTTCGGTATGCTGACCACCTGGCATGGACGACTTCGCGTACGCCCCGCTGTCGGCCTACGGCGCTGACCAGGAATCGCCGGCACCGTCATCCATGGTCGCCGCGCCCACCATGCTGCCCATGCCGCCGACCCCTCGGCTCCCTCCGGTCGAGGAGTACCGGGCGGCGCGGCGCGGGGCGGGCATCGGCCTGGTCATGGCGACCGCCGGCACGGGCGCGGGCTTCTGGCTCGGTGGGCCCCTGGGGGCCGGCGCCGGGCTGCTGCTCGTCGGCGCCGCGCGCAACACGCTGCGCGCCACGCGCGGGTGGAGTGACGCCGATCCGGTCGTGCGCCAGGATGCGGGGACGAGCGCGTCGCTCGCGCTGTTCGGCGCACTGCTCGGGGGCTACCTTGCGTACCGGGTCTACACGAAAAGCACTGGAGAGACACCGTGAGTCAAAACGTACTTGCCGACGCGCAGTTCACCATCGCCGCGGTGCTGCGGCCCTTCGAGGGGTTCGAGGCGCGCTACCAGGGGGAGGCCGTCACGGTGCCGATCGTGTTCCCCGGCACGCTCGACGACGACGCCGGCAAGCCCGGGTTCTCGCCGTACCTGCTGAAGGGGCTGCCCGTGCCGATGGGCGCGAAGATGGCGCTCTGGTTTCCTGCGGTGGTCGGTCTTGCGGACGGGTTCCCGGCCCTCGACTATCGGTACGTCCTGATCTGGAGGCTCCGCAACGTGGGCGACTTCCAGCGTCGGCGCATCCCCTACCACCTGTCGAAGGAATCGACTGGCGCTCCCGACACGTACCTCGCTCCCATGCCACCCGAGCGCTTCGTGCTGCCGGCTGCGACGGAAACCGTGCTGTATCAGCAGCCGGAGCCGACGGCGGTCCCGCCACTCATCACCCAGCCGGGTTTCGGTATTGGCCATCTGCGCAGCGAAGGGGTCGATGTGCCGAGCGATCTAGCGGACTTCTCGGCCGTCGCTCCCAGCGCGGGACTGCCGTTTCTGCCGCCGAACGCCGCGCCGAACTTCGCCAACGCATTTCCGCTGCCAGGCGCGAACACCGAGCCGCTCGGTGCCTTCCAGCAGGGTGTGCTTGATCCGAGGGTATCGAACCTGGCGCCGTACAGCATGTTCCGGCCGTACTACACGGTCGCCAAGGGCGACGAGCTGATGATCGCCTGCTACCCGAACAACCGCCTGGGGATCCCCGACTGGGACTTTCGCACGATCGACGCGCAGTTCAGCAACCTCTACGGCACCAACGCCTTCGCGCCTTCCCCTGCCGGCACCGCGAGCCACAAGCCATTCCCCGACCTCGGGATCTACGTGTTCGCTGGCTCGAATCCAAGCTGACGCATGGACCTTCACCACCATGTCCATCGAAGAAATTGGAAAGCTGCTCGGTGCAGCGGCTGCGGGTGTCGCCGCAAGCCTCGCGACCCTTCCGCGGCGGGTGAAAAAGGAAATCGCCGAGGACGAGAGCCTGGCGCTGCTGCGGCAGCGCCTCGACGGGTTGCACAAGGACGTGACGGAGACGCGCGACGCGGTGAGGCGCCTGGAGGAGCGGGTCTCCCGCTCGGTATCGGACGATGAATTTGCGACCTACACCTCACAGACCAGTGCCGCGGTCACGGCCCTCACCGAGAAGGTCGGCCACGCGACAGGAGCGATAGAAGCATGGTATCGCAGCCAAGGCAGCCGCTGACATTCGTGCTGTCGGAACCACCGGCGGCGACGCCGGTACGGAGCGCGTCGGGGGCGCCGATCAAGACCCGCGTCATCCGGGCCATGGAGGAACAGCTCCAGGTCGAGCGCCTGGCGAGTGAGGCGCTGGACGCCATGATCCGGGTCCTGCGTCAGCTCCGCGACACCCGGCCCCCGCCCTCGGGCAGGGCCCCCGAGGAACGCCTGCCGAGGCTCGCAATCGAAAAGTAGCGCTGCTGCCGGTGGCTGAGCTATCCTCCGGCGACCGACGAAAGGGACGACTTCCATGGCGGACGACTTCAGCGACATTGACCTTGCACAGTTCGGTGCCGGCGCGCTCGGTGGAGCGGGTGCCGACGACCACTACGCCTCCCGTACGGGCTACCAGCCCGACGGAGTGCGGTTCGAGATCGTGTGCGACACCTGCGGCCAGCGGCAGCACGTCGTCGTGAGCTGGGACGAGTGCATCTTCGTGAGCCAGGGGCAGCCGCCGCCCGGCACGCCGCACAGCCCGCCGTGGGCGTACTCGGCACGGCACGGCGCGCTCCACCCGAACGTGCCGTGCTGCCAGTGTCAGCGACGCGACACGCTCGTGATGCTCACGCCCGACGAGGCGGGGCGCCATCTGCGCGCCGGCACGCAGGCGGGTCACGTGCTGCCCGAGTACGTCGCGAACGCGGTACGCCAGGTCCAGGCCGCACGCCAGGTCCAGGCCGCGGCGCAGCAGTACCGGTGGTAGCAGGGGGCCCGGAGGCGCGTGAGTGAGTGCGCCGACACCACGACGAGCGTGACGCCCGAGAAGGCGCTCCTGATTCTGGAGCCCTACTTCCTGGCGATGCAGGAGACGTTTGTGGGCGCTGGGCTGGATGCGGCGAAGCGCGTGCAGCTCTACGTCGCGCCGTCGATGCACGACTCGCCGCGGCACTTCGCGGGCACGCGCGACGACGGCATCGTGGTGATGCTGGCCCCTGAAATGGTCGAGCTGCCGGAGAACACCGTGGCGGCCATCATCGCGCACGAGTTCGGGCACGCGGCCGACTTCCTGTACCCAGGGGAGTTTGCGCTCGGGCCGGAGCGGGTGGCGATGCGGCGTAACCGCTCCGCCTTCGACGGGGACGACCACTGGGCGCGGTGGGTGAAGGAATGGGAGAAACGCGACGACGACGTGGTGGAGTTCGTCGCCGACGCAATCGCGGAGATGGTGACGGGGCGACGCATCGGCTACACGGGACCGTGCAAGCTGCAAGCGTTCGACCGAGGCAAGGCGCGGCCGCAAGGGCTGCGGTGAAAGAAGGAACAGGTACGCCATGGCCAAGAGCCCGATGGAGAGATTGCAAGCGCTCGAAAAGTCACTCGGCGGCCCGGGAGGCGCGCCGCTGCTCGTGGGCCTCGACGAGCCCGACGAGGACATCGTGGAGGCGCTCGCGTGTCTCGACGCGGACGCCGAGTACTGCCTGCGCCTGCGGGAGTTCAGGGGCGCGCCCACCCTGATCGTGAGCACGCGGAAGGCCACGCTCGCGGAGGTCACCGAGCTGGAGAAGCTCTACGAGGAGACGGCGCCAGCCGAAGGGGAGGATGAGGGGGACGAGGATGGGGAGGGAGACGAGGATGGGGAGGGAGACGAGGATGGGGAGGGAGACGAGGATGGGGAGGGAGACGAGGACGAAGATGGGGAGGACGACGAAGACGAGTAACGGCCGGCGGGACCGTAGGAAGCGCTGGCGGAAGAAGAAGCAACGCGACCGTGCGAGCGTGTTCCGGGCTCTGACTGGGGTCCAGGACCCGGCTCCGCGGCTGTGGACGGTGCCTCCCGGCGTGACCCTGCCGATGCGCGTCACCACCTTCCGGCGAGAGTCGTGATACCGTCGCGGCCGCCATGTACGCCGCCGCCGGCATCCTGCTCGTCGCCCCCACCGGGCGCATGCTGCTGCTTCGCCGCGTGGACGATGGCACGTGGGCGCTCCCGGGCGGCATGGTCGAGCCGACCGATGCGGCGCCCCCGTACGCGGCGCTGCGGGAGCTGGCCGAGGAGACCGGCTACCAGGGCGCGGTGGACATGGAGCGCGCCTCGCTCGACGTGAGCCGGCGTTCGGACGGGCTGATCTACTGGACGTTCGGGGGGCAGGTGCCCCGGGAGTTCCGGCCGCGGCTGAACGCGGAGCACACCGCGGCGGGCTGGTTCCCGGCCGGGGGCCTACCCTCGCCGCTGCACCCGGGCGTCGTTCGGCTCCTGGGGCGGCTCGGGCTCGGCTGAGTACCGAGATTTTGCTCTGCCGCCCGGAGCCGGGGTAGCCTCGCTGGCGCATGGGTTCCCTCGGTGTCCTGGTCTGGTCGGCGCTCGGCGGCCTCGCGGCCCACCGGGCGCTCGTCCGTCCCGTCCGGGCGGTGTTCGACGAGGGGGAGGTCACGGCGTGCCCCGGGGGCACCGGCTGCGCCCCGACCCTGGGGATCCGTAGCACCCGCGGCGCCGCGCCGGTCTACGCCCTGGTGAGCGGGACTGCCACGCGGGTCGCTCCCGACCGCGTCGAGCTGACGAGCCGGTACGAGCCGGTCATCGTGAGCTACTTCGGAGCGCTCGCTCCCACCGTCGCCCCCGGCGAGTCGGTGCGTGCCGGTGCGGTCATCGGTCACACCGAGGCCGTCAACCTGGGGGTGTCGCAGATCCAACGCCTGGCCGGCGGCGCGCTGAGGACCGCCGCCGTCGAGCCGGCGAGCTGGCTGGCCGCGCGGGGGCTACGCGCTGCCACGCGGCTTCGGCCCGGCACCCTGTGGTGCCAGGGCGGCCGAATGCTTCTGGTCCCGCAGGAGGTCGCGCGCTGCGGGATGCGCCTGCCCGAGCCATCGGGCTTCTCTCTGCTCCCTGTCACCGTGCGTCTCGCATAGAAGGACGATTCCACCATGGCCCTGTTCGCTGCTGCATACGAAGACGACACCGATGACTTCAACATCCGCTCTCTCCGGGCGGGCGACGCTCCGGCGATGATCACGTTCCTCAATGCCGAGGTGGCCGCCGCGCTGGCCAACGGCGAGCAGAACATCGTGGACCTCAACCTGACCGGAGCGGCGTCGGGGCTCGACTGGCAGTGCTGGCTCGTGACGGCCCCAACGGTCAGCATCGGCGGGAAGACCGAGTTCTGTCCGCTTTCGCTCGCGCGCTTCGCCTGCGCCGTGGCGGGCAACCCGGTCGAGGCGCGCGAGAAGCTCCAGGCGCAGCTCGCCGTCATCGTGCCCGAGATCGTGTTCAAGGTCGAAGTGGCCGGTGCTGGCGACGGACCGCACTACATGGCCCTGGCTCTCTGCGCGATTGGCGGCTGACCCCCCAAGAGCAAGCCCCCGCCTCGCTTGGCAGGCGGGGGTCCACCACCACGAAGCGAAGCGAAGGAGGCAGCTCTTGTGGTAGCATCAGAACCAACTAGCACATGCTTCGCGTCTACCGCTACCGCCTCTACCCGACGACCGCTCAGGCCGAGCGGATGGAGTGGACGCTCTGGCGGCTCCGCGAGCTGTACAACGCGGCGCTCGACGAGCGCATCACGGCCTACCGACGAGCTGGCAAGTCGCTCTCCGGCTACGACCAGATGCGGGAGATCAAGGCCGTGCGCGAAGCGCGTCCAGAGTACGCCGCGATTCACGTCCACCTGCTCCAGGACGTCCTCACGCGGCTGGAGCGCGCATACCGGGCCTTCTTCCGGCGCATCAAGGCAGGAGAGAAACCGGGCTTCCCGCGCTTCAAAGGGAGGGGCAGCTACACGAGCTTCACGTTCAAGGACGCGAAGAACCGGAACGGCGTTGCCTTCGACGCGAAGACCAAGCGCCTCCGTCTCACTGGCATCGGCGAGGTCAAAGTCAAGCTACACCGGAAGCCCGAGGGTACGCTCAAGCAGGTCACCGTTACGTTGGGCGGTGACGGGCATTGGTACGCTTGCCTCTCGTGCGACGACGTGCCAACGAAGCCGTTGCCAGCAACTGGCGAGGCCGTGGGCATCGACGTCGGTATCACGACGTTCGCTGCGCTGTCCGACGGCACGATGGTCGCGAACCCGCGGCACTACGAGCGAACGCAAGCGGCGCTGCGCCGGAAGCGGCGTGTGGTTGCGCGCCGGAAGCGTGGCGGGAATCGGCGCCGCAAGGCCGTTGTCGTCCTCCGCGCCCATCACGACCGCGTGCGGCGCACCAGGCTCGACTTCCACCACAAGACGGCGCTCGGTGTCGTGCGGCGCTTCGACCGCATCGCCGTCGAAGATCTCAACGTCACGGGGCTCGCGATGGGGCGGCTCGCGAAACAGGTTCAAGACGCCGCGTGGGCGCAGTTCACTCGCATCCTCGAATCCAAGGCAGAATGCGCCGGGAGAGAGTTCGTGCGGGTGGACCCACGTGGGACGTCGCAGCGCTGTAGCGGATGCGGGGCCGTCGTCCCGAAGAAGCTCAGCGTCAGAGTTCACGATTGTCCGAGCTGCAAGCTCGTCCTGGATAGGGACGAGAACGCAGCGCGGAACATCAAACGGCTGGGGCACAGCCGTCGGGGAGGGATGAGCAGTGGCTCGCCCGGTGAACCGAGAAGCCCCTCCCTCGCCTTCTGAGGCAGGGAGGGGAGTTGTCACCCCCGCGGCACTCATGCTGGCCGGATTCGGGGCAGTCGGGCTCTACGCGATCGGCTCCGCGGCGGTGGAGCACAAGCGCGCCATCGCCGCGGGCGAGCCGCCGACTCACGAGCCAGCGGAGTACTCGTCGAGCACGGTGGACGACGTGCTCGCGTTCACCGCGTCGATGGTCATGCTCGGCATCCTGTTCGACCAGAGCCCCGCCCTGGTCGCGGAAGCCGCAGCGACCGTCGGCTGGCGTCCGGGCGCTGCCAGATAGCTCACGCGGGGGCAGGCTGCTGAAACCCTGCGGGAAACGTAGTCCGGCGGGGCCCGATACCGAAAAGTTGTGGAGCAGGGCGGACGGTCGCTAGGCTTCGGGGCCATGGCGACCCCGTTCCAGAGCTTCCCTGCTGCGCTGCTCGTCCTTTCGCCACGCCTCACGCGGACGGGGAGCCCCGACGCTTCGGTCGAGGGGATCAACACGACCACGCTGGGGGACGGATGCTGGTGCTACTGCGCGGAGAACAAGGGGGAGTACCAGCTCGACAAGCAGGACAACACGACGCCGCCCGACGGCAACACGGTCATCGCGCCGACGACGGGGCCCGGCCGCTGGAAGCTCTTTTCGGGCAGCGGCGGCGGCGCGTGCCCTGCGCTCTCGCGGGTCTACTACGTGGACGCGAGCACGACCACACCGCTGGCGAACCAGACCGGTGCGAGCTGCGCCCCGTTCGCATCGATCCAGCAAGCGATCGACGCGGTGCCAGTGCGGACCACGATATTCGACGTGACCGTACCGTGGACGTTCAGGATCGCGCCCGGCATCTACGACGAGGACATCACGCTCCGAGACGACGGCGTCGTGGTGCTGGAGGCGATCGGCAACCCGGGTGCGCCGTTCTTGCTGGACATCGCGGTGCTCCTGTTCGACCCGATCGGGCTCGCTCCGCACAACATCACCGTCCAGGGAATGCCGCTATTGACAGGCTCTCCCTTCGCAGTGGCGACGTTCCGCAACTTCCTCTTTGGCGACATGCTCCGCACGGGCGACGATGCGGAAATCGCAATCGTATTCGACGCCAGCTTTGCGTTCGGCACGATCGATGGTCAGCCTGGTACCGGTGAACTCAGTTCGATCGGTCTGACGAACGGGACCAGCGTCGCCACGGCCCTCACGGCCACGCACCTCCTGATGAAGAACGGTGCGACGGTCGCTGGCCCTGCGACCACAGGTGGGGCCACGATCCTGGACGACAGCCAAGTGCTGGAGTTGACCGGCCTGACCTCTGCTGCGGGCGGCGTCGGTCTCGTGGACTCGGCGGTCGTGATGCTGACGCTTCCGGCTGCGCCCGCTGGAGTGGGCGGCACGGTTCAGAATAGCCGCATCCAGGCGATCACGGGCGACGCTTCGGCGCTGGCCTTCGACAACTTCTCGACCGGCTGGTACGCAGCGGGCGCCCCCGCTGGGCTCGACTCGACGCTGGCATACCAGCAGTTCTACTCGTCGGAGGCGCCGTCTGGAGGACGGTTCATCGTTCTGAATGCTGGGGACATCACGCCCGTCACCATCGCCAGGGACGGAGTGAACCCGTGGCTTCCGAACGTCTACATGCTGGCTCCTCCGGTGGCTACGGTCAGCATGCTACTGCTGCCGCCGCTGCCCGACTGGTTCGGCGGCGCTCAGTACGTCACGCCAGGGCTCGTGACGTTCTCGCGGGAACTGATCGTGAAGAACCGTGGGTTGGGTACGGTATCGATCGTGCCGCAGGCTGGCGAGTTCATCAACGGAGGCGGGGCCCTCGCGGTGCCTCCCGGAGCCACGGTCACGCTGCTCGCCTTGAAGGGCGTAGACTGGGAGACAATCTGATGTTCGACGTCAAGACGGCTTTCAAGGACACGGTCAAGGCTGCGCGGGCGGGGTTCGACAAGCTACCGGAGGAGGAGCGGACCGTGGACGCCTACCGTCGGGAGCTGCTCGCTGCCGGTGAGACGCAGCGCGAGAAGCTGCTCGACGAGGTGAAGGCGCAGGTGCTCGCCAACCCAGGCCCACTGCTCACGCGGGCGGTACGTCCGGCTCCGCCGCCTGCATCACCGGCACCGGTCACGGCGCCCGCACCGGCCGCGAGTAGACCGTTCGACCTCCCGACGCTGCCGACCGTGCGATTCAACGACGGATCCCGATGAACTTCCAGAGCTTCCCGCCCAGCCTGCTGATCCTGAGTCCTCGTCTCACGCGGACGGGCAGCCCTGACGCTTCGGTCGAGGGGCTCAACACGACCACGCTGGGGGACGGAGCGGTCGTCTACTGCGCAGAGAACAAGGGGGAGTACCAGCTCGACCGCACCAGCACGGCCGTGCCCGACGGCAACACGGTCATCGCGCCGACGACGGGCCCTGGGCGGTGGCTGCTGCTGGCTGGTGGAGGTGGCGCGGGCGGCCCTCCCTGGACCGTGCTGAAGGTCGTGGACGTGGGCACGACCGTCCCGGTGCCGGACCAGAACGGCAGCGCGGACTTCCCGTACGGAACGATTCAGGCGGCGGTCGATGCGGGGGCCACGCGGCTCATGCTCGTCGGTGGGCCCAGCGCGGAGAACGTCGTGGTGCCGGGCGGCGAGCTAGCCATCACCGTGGCGGATTTCCAAGCCTTCCCGGGCGCGATTGCCTCGGTCACCTTCTCCGCCCCGGGCAGCTTCTCGGCACAACTCGCCGGGCGCATCGGCGCGATCACGATGCCGGACAACTCCGCAGTGGATCTGCGAAACTGCGACCAAGTCGGCACACTTACGCTCGGGAACAAAGCCTTCGCTCGGCTGGAAGGTACTGCCGTAGACACCTTTCTCGGCGGCAATAACTGCACCCTCGTGACCGACCGGGACGTGGACGACGCCACGTTCGGGACCTCCGGCACGCTGATGATCACTGGTCCCTCTCCCAAGAGCAACGGAGCGGGCGGCGATCTCTGCAACCTGGGTAACGTCACGATGCCCGGTATCTGCACCGTGATCGGCGCCAACCTCCGTTTCGACATCGGCAAGACACTGAACACTGGGGGTTACGTCGAACTGACCGCCGCTCAGGTGGACGGGGACATCACGTGCGACTCACTGGACCTGATCAGTTGTAGAAAGACTTTAGGCAACGTCAGTTGCGCGAACTTCCGGTTCCGGGAGTCCGAAATCAACGGCGGGACGATCACCTGTACGGGCGTGTTGCCGTCGCTGATCAACACGCGCTGCCAGCCGCCGACGGTGTTCGCCAACAACCCCGCCCCGGGCACCTTCTTCCTCGACGGCTACTCGAACTACTGGATCAAGCTGTTCGGTGTCCCCGTAGCCGGCTCGCCCGCCTCGAAGGTCATCACCGAGGATCTGATCCCGTAAGGGGAGGGGGGTGCCGGCCGAATGCTGCTGAAGCCTGCTCCCGCTGACTGGCGCGTGCTCGCGATCGGGCTGTCCGGCCACGACGTGGCCGCGTGGCAGAACGTGCTCCGCCTGGAAGCCCGACCCGAGGCATGGACAGGTAACTGGCCACTCGCGGCCGACGGGTCGTTCGGGCCGATGACGCAGGCGGCCACCCGCGCGTTCCAGATGCGGCGTGGCCTGACGACGACGGGGATCGTGGATCCCTCCACGCGGGCGTTCGTCGATCCCACGCTGTTCGCCACGGCCGTGCCGCTGCTACCGGGCGGCGACCTGCCGATCACGTTCGTGCAGGCCAAGGAGTGGCGGTGGGCGGACCGGAAGACGGTGGACTGGATCGTCATCCACTCCGCCGAGGTCTGGGAGAAACCGAGCAGCGCCGAAGCGGTGGCGGCGTACTTTCGGAATCCGCACCCGCCCGCGAGCGCGCACTTCACGGTGGACTGCGATAGCATCGTCCAGTCGGTGAAGACCGAGCACATGGCGGCGCACGCGGGGCCGGCCAACCGCCGCAGCATCGGCATCGAGCAGGCGGGCTACGCCAAGCAGACGCGAGAGGAGTGGCTGGACGACTACGGCCAGCGGATGCTGCGCCTCGTGGCCCGCCTGGTGGCCAGGGAGGCGAAGACCTGGAGCATCCCGCTCGTGAAGCTCACCCCGACGGAGATGATCGCGGGGGCACGCGGGCTCTGTGGGCACGTGGACGTGAACGCGGCGTTCCCAGGGTCGAGCAAGCACTACGATCCAGGGCCGCACTACCCGTGGGATGTCCTTCTCCAGTGGGCCAAGGAGGCGGCGTGAAACCGTACGCCCCGAACCGCAAGCGGACTCCGAAGGAGGAGCGGGAGTTTCAAGCCCAGCAGCAGAAGCTGTACCGTCCGGGATGGACGATGCCGAGCAAGCACTACACGCCGATCGGCGAGATCGTGAGCCGCGTGCACACGGCGACCGGGGATGTCGAAGGAGAGGTCCGAGCCGGCGGATTCGGTGGCGCCTCGGCCTCATTCGTCGCCCCGGGGGGGCGTGACATCGAAGGTCATGCGCGCCGAGCGCTGGCAGCGGCGCAGCACAGGCCGAACGGTTCCGGCTACTACGTCTGGCCGCTCGCTCGCGGGTCCGACCAGCCGCTCGCGTCCGAAGGACCGTGGGGCCCCTACGCGCACCTGGACGAAGCCAAGACCTTCGCCCGCATCGGCGCCACCGAAGGCGCGCACGACCGCGCGGTGAGCCTGGGGCTTGACCCGAATGCGCCCAGCTTCCAGATCGTGCGGCGGTACGAAGCCGGCACGGGCGAACGCTTGCTGTAACGAACCGAAGGTAGACCATGAACTTTCAAGGATTCCCCCCCAGCCTGCTGATCCTGTCGCCCCGGTTGACGCGCACTGGTGACCCTGCCGCGAGCGTCCAGGGCATCAATACCACGACGCTGGCCGACGGCGCGCTCGTCTACTGCGAGGAGAACAAGGCGGAGTACCAGCTTGACCGCACGAGCGCGGCTGTCCCAGACGGTAACGTCGTCATCGCCCCCGTGGCGGGGCCGGGGCGATGGTTGAAGGTGCTGCCGGCGGGCGGCGGCGGCGCCTGCACGTCGAACAACCTCACGATCACCGGGCTCTACGCTTGCGCGGAGAATGACTCGAACACGGCCAGTGGCCAGGCGAGCTTTGCTATCGGCACGAGAACACTTGCGAGCGGCGATCACTCGCACTCCGAGGGGTTCGAGACGCAGGCAACGGGATATGCCGCCCACGCCGAGGGAGCCGGGTCCATCGCAAGCGGCGACGGCTCGCACGCTGAAGGCGTCGGCATAGCCAGCGGCGAATTGTCACACGCCGAAGGGAACGGGACGGCTAGCGGCGATAACTCGCACGCTGAAGGGGGTGGGGCGGCCAGCGGCAGTAGTTCTCACGCCGAGGGAATAGAGACTCAGGCCACAGGCGATACGTCTCACGCCGAAGGTAATGATACTCAGGCCACGGGCGCGGCTTCGCACGCCGAGGGGCGTTCCGCTGACGGCTACCCGCAGGTCGCCAACGGCGCGGCGTCACACGTCGAAGGAACGGGAAACCGGGTGGATGGAGAGTCGGCGCACGCCGAAGGCGAACGCCACACCGTAGGGAACTCCCCGCAGCCCGCCACACTGGCCGCTGGCGGCACGACCATCACGATGGTTGGCGACCAGACGTTCCTGTTTCCGTTCGGTGCCGCAGGCGGCTCGGTGATCCTGGAGCCAACCGCGCCCGTCGCCGGTCCTCCGGTCACCGCGACCGTCATCGACTGCCCGGTCTGGAGCAGCGGTCCGAACGAAACGACCTTCACCCTCTCCGCGCCCATTGACGGAACAACGACCGGCGTGAACGTCTCTCTCCCCAACTGGGGCCGGGCGGCGCACGCCGAAGGGCTCGGGCACCTCGTCCTTGGCGCTGCGAGCAGCGCGAAGGGGATCGCCGCTACCGGGCTGTTCGGCAACACGATGTATCACGGCGGCGACGGTAGGGGTCAGTTCGGTCGATACGTCGCCTCGGGTGACCTGACCGGAGGCACAAGCGCGTTCGCCACCGCTCTCACGGTCTGGGCGGGCAGTCAGTCCCCTGCCGGCGCTAGCGGCATTGGCGCGCTGTACTTTCTCCGCACGACCTTCGTCGTGAACGATGAGACAGGCGGGGCCTGGTTCGCCGAGGAGCGCAGGACGCTGGTTCATGTGGACTCGGCGCGTGTGGTGACAGTCCTCACGGACGTAATTGCCTATACGGCGGATCCTATGGCTACCGGAATCACGACCGCCGTGGTTTCTGGAGGCACAGGAACGCTCGCACCAACGATCACCTGGCCGGCGCCAACCGCGAACAACGAAACGTACGCAATCACGGTGGAGTGGACCCAGGTAAGCTCCGTTGCCGGCTAGCACTGTGATGCTGATCGCCCACAATGCCGCCGAGCAGCACGCCGCCGTGGTGGACCGCGACACCGCGATGCACGCGGGCGTCGGCGTGGCGGCTGGCGTGCTGGGGATCAGCGTGACCGCCGCGGTGCTCGCGTCGCTCGGCGTGGAGTTTGCGTACCTCGCGGCGAAGCGCGGGGCACGCCACGCTGCGTTCGACAAAGTGGAGCCGGCAAGCTCGATTGCCAACCACGCCGCCGACGTGGTCGCGACGGTCGGCGGCGTCTACCTGGGCCGCTGGATCGTGCGGCGGTACGGGGCTGGCAGCAGTGCTGTTGCGCCGGGAGCCTGACTGTGCGACTGTTGCGGCCATGACGACGCCGAGCCTGGGTGTGTTCGTCCAGAGCCACGCGGGCCGGGAGCCGGTGCTGAATGGGCTCCGTGCCTCCCTGGAAGCGTCCGACGTGGGGACGGACTACCGGGTGCTGCTGCATCCGCCGCAGCAGACCGTCGTGGAGCACTTCCTCGGCGTGCTCCGGGCCATGCGCGACTCTGATGCGGACCTCGTGCTGCGTCTGGAGGACGACGCGCTCGTGAACCGGCACCTGCGGCACAACCTCACGACCTGGCCGGCGGTGCATCGGCCGGACTTCGGAGCCGGCTGGGCCATGAGCCCGCCGCTGAGTGTACTCGACTGGATCTACCGCAAGCGGGTGCACAATCCGGCGCGCAAGCGGCTGATCCCGATCTGCGTCGCCGTCATGTTCTGGCGGCGCGACATGGACTGGGTGATCGATGGCTGCCAGCGGTGGTTCGCTCGGCATGGCGGCGACGCGATGGACTTCGCCATGAGCGCCGCGGCGCACGACGCGGGCCGAAAGAACTATCTGCACGATCCCTGCCTTGCGGACCATCGCATCCTGGGGGTGGCCAGCACGCTGCGGCACAACCACAAGAGCAGCGACACGGCGGCGGGCGCGTACCGCGAGACGTGGAAGCGGGCGGTGACACCGTGAAGCTCGGCATCCCGACCATCGTGCGGTACGACCTGCTGGGGCGGCTTCTGGACTCGGCGGAGCGCGGGACGGTGAAGCCGGACGGCTACCTCATCGTGGACAACGGTGGGGGCCTGGCCGCCGCTGGAGTGCGTGTGCCGGAGAACACCCGGATCATCGTACCGGGCAAGAATCTCGGCGTGGCCGCGGCCTGGAACCTGATCCTCGACGCGGCTGGAGCCGAGCCCATCGTGATCAGCAACGACGACATCACGCTCGGCCCCGATGCGTTCGCGACGCTGAGCGCCGCCGCGGCAGCGTACCCCCTGGTCACGGCGGGAGGCTGGGCGCTGTTCGCGCAGGCGCCAGAGTGTACCCGTACGGTCGGCTACTACGACGAGAGCTTCTTCCCTGGCTACTACGAGGACACGGACTACGCCTACCGGATGCGGCTGTGCGGCTTTCCGCGCCACGACGTATCGGTAGCGGTGACGCACGTGGGCTCGGCCACGATCAAGGCGGCGCCGCAACTGAACGTGGGCCGCTCGGGCGCCTACTACCACGCGAAGTGGGGCGGTGCGCCAGGGCACGAGCGCTGGCGTGAGCCGTTCGGAGGCACTCCGCCGGAAGGCTGGTCGCTCCGGGCGCCGACGTGGAAGCTGCCACCGCGGCGCACCATCATCGACTACATTTACGGTCGCTGAAGACGGCGACTCACTGCCCGATCTTCGTGTCCACGTCGTCGTACTCGCCGTGCTCGGCGGCAGAGCGGAAGCTCTCCTCTAGCTGGCGCGCGGCCTCGCGGCGCGTCGGGACGTTGAACATCTGGTTCCAGGGGAGCGACGAGTGATTCTCCTGCACGTAGCGGCGTGCGCCGGCCTCCGCGAGGTACTCGAACAGCTTGACGGCGAGCGCGGGGTCGTAGGAGCCCTTGCGCCACTTGCGGAGCGCGTTCAGGAGCACGCTGCGCCCCTGGCCGCGGGGGCCGCCGAGCGACAGGTCGGCGGTGTTGTCGATGAACAGGACCAGCTCGGTGGCCGCGTGGCGGTCCACTTCGCCCTTCGGTCCGGCGTTGGGGGTCAGAGGCGGGCTGTGCGGCCCCAGCGGCACTGCCCGCATTTCCTTGCCCTTCGCGTCCGTCCCGTACAGGAACCGCCCGTCGGGCGTCTCGGCCCAGCGGGGCTGCCCGAACAGCGCCCCCGCGATCACCGCCTGCGCGACGTGCCGGTTCGTCTCCGCGCTGAACACGTCGGACACCCACAGCCCGTCCGGGGTGAGCTGCTTCAGCACGTACTGGATCGGGCCGCCGTGCGCGTTGGGGGTGTGCTGCGGATGCGCGGCCTCGTGCCCCCTCGCATACCCCCGCTCCCACTCCTGGGCGCAGTAGTGGCACGTGCTCTCCGTCACGGACGGGACGACCGTGCCAGCGTGCGCCTCCTCGCCGCAGAGCGTGTGGCCGGGCCGTCCGGGCAGGTGCATGGTGCGCCCGTGACTGCTGGCGTTCGGCGTCTGCCCCGGGCCGATGATGTCCGCAAGGCTGACCAGGGAGAGCCAGCCAGGGCCGAAGTTGTTACGCACCTGTTGCAGCTCGGGCGAGTGGCGGCCACCGACCCGCGCGCGCTCAGACCTCCAGTCGTTCAACAGGTCGTCCTTCCACGCCGGGCCGTGCTCCCGGGCGTAGGTGAGCAGGGCCTCCCGCTGCGCGGCGGTGAGGACGGGATAGGACGGCTTCTGCCTACGAGCGTTCGGGGTGTGCGGGCTGACGTAGCGCATGGTCGGAACGCTACCAGCCGGCTCGGGGTTGGTCTACATTTCGGTCGGCGAAGCCCATGGCCCATCAATCCCAACAGGATTTCTGCGAGCGCGTGAAGGCCCGGTTCCCCGCGTACTTCACGGGCACGACCGTGCTCGACTGCGGCAGCCTGGACATCAATGGCTCGAACCGGCCGCTGTTCGCGGGCGGGAGGTACACCGGCGTAGACATCGCGCCCGGTCGCAACGTCGATCTGGTGAGCGCGATCCACGACCTGAAGCTGGCCGACGGGGCGTTCGACGTGATCGTCTCGACCGAGTGCTTCGAGCACGATCGGCACTACGCGGACAGCCTGCGCAACATCGTGCGGATGCTGCGGGCTCGGGGGGGCTCCTGTTCTTCTCGTGCGCGACGACGGGGCGGCCCGAACACGGCACGCGGCGCGCGCACCCGGGCAGCTCCCCGCTGACGGCGCGCCTGCCGGGCTGGGGGGACTACTACCGGAACCTGACCGAGCAGGACGTGCGCGAGGCCATCGACCTCACGGCCTTCGACAGCTACGAGTTCACGGCGAACGACGTGGACAAGGATCTGTACTTCTGGGGGCTGAAACGGGGCTCTCCGGCGCCGTGAAGCCGGAAAGTGGCGGCGCCCCGGCAGGCCACGGTAGGCTCCCGTCTCGGTGGCACAGCTTCCCAAAGATCACGCCGGCACCCCGATTCTCGACCCCTCGGGTGGCGTGGGGCCGCAAGGCCCGCAAGGCCCGCAAGGCCCGCAAGGCCCGCAGGGGACAGCGGGGGCCAACGCGCTGCTCTTTGCGAACCCCGCGGCGGTCGCTGCCTTCGACGCGAGCGCGACGCCAAACCTGACGCTCGCGAGCGTCGGCGTGGTGAACGACTCGTACCGGTACCTGACAGCGCCGTCTGCTGCACTCCTGGCTGCGGCAGACGGGGTGAACGTCATCGCGCCGAGCGCCCCGGCCGGTGCCGTGTTCGTGCGGCTCTACGAGCAGAACCTGGCAGCGCAGTACCAGGCGGCGTGGTTCCTCGATCCTGCGGGCAACGACGGCAACGACGGGCTCACTGCCCTCACGCCGCTGAAGACGATGCACGAGCTGTCCGTGCGGCTCCGAGGCGCGAAGATCGCCCAGAACGTGACCGTGACCCTGGCCGCTGGCGACTACTCGGCCGAGCCGGTGCAGTTCGACATGGAGATCGAGCAGGGCTTCTCCGTCCTGATGACCGGCTCCGTCTCGTCCGTCGGCGACACGATTGCGGCGATTCTGCCGACCGTGCCGGGCGCCGCGTCCACGAACGCAGGAGCGCAGCGCGGGACGGTCACCAGCACGACCCTGGCGTTCGCCGCTGGGGACGACCGCCGACGGCTCCGGCTCACCGGAGGCGCAAGCGTGGGCGCGATGGCGTTCATTACGCGCGTCGTGACGCCCGGCGTGGGCGGCGTCGTGAACGTGACCCGCTGGGGCCGGCTCACGAGCCCGCTCACGAGCACCATCGTCACGAACGTCGTGCCCACGGTCGGCACGGCCTACGCGATCGACACCCTGGACTCGCGCATTGGGTACCTGAACCTCCGCGTCCGAGGCCCGGGACGATTCGTCGTCCAGGATTGCCTGATCCGCCCCGCCGAGACGGTCACAGTCACGCACCGTGGGGTCTGCGACAACGGCAACCTCAACGGGGTGATGACCTACGGCTGCATCTACCAGGCGTCGGGCGCCGTCGTGTTCCAGGGATCGAACTTCACGATGGCGGTGTGCTCGCTCTCAAGCGACGTCGCGAACATCGCCGTCTCGCAGTCGTTCCTGTCGGCCCGCATGTGTGTCTGGACGGGCGCAGCGGCGGCCACGCTCACGATCCAGTCGGACTCCACCGTCCAGCAGAACGAGGCCGCCTGCCTCGACAACGTGAAGCTGCTCCTCCAGACCGCGGGCGTCTGGGATCAGATCGGCAGCGCAAGCAATGACATCCAGTACGTGGACTGCACCGGCCCGAACGCCTGCGAGGTCGCCCCGACGGGTCAGTACTGGGCGCACTCGGCAACCGACCTTCAGTGGGGCCTGAACAACGCCTTCACCGCCGCGGCGTTCCTCATCTCGGGGCAGTACAACTACAGTTCCGCCATCCCGAGCGTGCCGGGTGGGACCACCGACTACTCGGTGGGCGGCACGACGGGCGCGTACGCGACCCTCCCTGTGATCAAGACTACGGCCGCCGCCGGAACCGTTGCCACGGGCGGCGCCCCTGCGGCGATGGTGGTGTAGGAGAAGATGAGCATGGCGTTCTGGAAGATCGTGTGCGCGGACGGTGAAAACCGTAGGGACACCTGCTACTCCGACGAAATGACGGCAGAGACCGACCTGCCGCTCTACGACCAGGACTGCGACGCGGCGCGCGTGCTGGGTAGCTCCCCGTGCGGAGGCGAGCCACACCGCGTCGAGCGCGAAGAAGACTAGCGGGATGTCGCAACTTCCGAAGGACCATGCGGGAACGCCGATCCTTGACCCGGCTGGCGGCGCCGGGCCGCAGGGCCCGCAAGGCGCTCAGGGCTTCCCTGGGCCGCAGGGTCCGCAGGGTGACACTGGTCCGCAGGGCCCGCAGGGCGTCCCCGGAGCACAGGGCCCACAGGGCGCTCAGGGCCCACAGGGCGCTCAGGGCCCACAGGGCGCTCAGGGCCCGCAGGGTGACACTGGTCCGCAGGGCCCGCAGGGCGTCCCCGGAGCACAGGGCCCGCAGGGCGCTCAGGGCCCGCAGGGTGACACCGGAGCGCAGGGCCCACAGGGCACGACGGGAGCGCAGGGCCCGCAGGGCCCTGGCTCTACCCTCATGTGGGGCGCGAGCAGCGTGGCCGCCACCACGGCGACCCGCACGCTGTGGCCCTGGTACGAGAACGCGACCGCCCCGCTTCTCGCCGCTGTCATCCAGTGGCGCGTGCCGCGCGCCGGCACGATCCGCTTCATGCGCGTCCATGTGGGGACGACCGCTGGGAACGGGAACCTCATCGTCTACACTCTCCGGGTGAACGGCGTCGCCTCCGCGCTCACGGTTTCGATGGCGTCCACCGCCGCCGACGGCTCCGATCTGGTGAACAGCGTCCCCGTCGCTGCCGGTGATCTAGTGGACATCCTCGTGACCAAGGCGCTGGCCATCGGCACTTCGCCGTCCGACATTGCCTGCTCCACGGAGTTCGACTGATGAGCGCCCATCGCTTCCAGTGGACCGGAGTGGATCTGCAAGACTTGCAGATGCTCGTCGAGGCTACGGCCTCGATCAGCGCCGTCTCGCTCCCCCTCTACATCGACGTCACCCTGACGAACGACGCGATGCTGCCGGATCTTCAGACCATGATGACGGATTTCGGCTGGAGCTTCGTCTCGTCGAGCCCCACGACTCCGCTCCCCACCATCTCCTCGGCCGAGTACGAGATCGACTTCGGCCCCGACCCCGTACCGGACGCCAAGTTCACGCTGACCGTTCCCGAGGCGTTGCCTACATCCCGCGTGAGCGCCGTACAGAGCGGGAAAACCGCCACCGGCAGGACTCCGGGCGATGCTCAGTGGGACGCCCTCGTATTCGGGGCAGATCCCTCAACCGGTAGTATCATCCTCTACGCGACGTGCCCGACCGGCTCGGTTGCCGGCAAACGCATCGTCGTGGTCACCGTGGACAATCTTCTCTAGGAGCGAACATGGCAGCCGTAGACACAGGCAACGACGCAGTAGGCAAGGCGAACGTCAACTCGGCGTTCCAGTTGGAAGTCTGCACGCCACGCGACGAGGCGCAGTCCATCGGGATCGGGTTCGTCTCCTGCTCGTCGGCCGTGGACAACGGGGTGATGACTGGTGTGCCGTACCAGCTTTCGCCCGAGTGTGACACCGATTACCGGCTCCGCGTCGGCCAGGACAACATCCTCGACACCGAGCTTTTCAACTACGCGGCCCAGAACACTGGCAAGCACTTCTTCGCCTTCACGACGCTGACGGCGACGGTGAGCGCGAATGGGCTTCTCCTCAACTCCGGCGGCATCACGACTGCCTCGACCGGATGCACGTTCGGGACTCAGGCGATGTTCCCGTTGAACGGTACGGCGCCGCTCCACTGCGAGATGAGCATCTCGTTCTCGGCGCAACCCACGAGCAACGTGAACGTGGACTTCGGGATGTTCCAGCGCGGGGCCGCAAACCCGTTTGCGCCGACCGATGGCGCGTACTTCCGTCTCACGAGCGCCGGCCTGGAAGGCATCGTCAACAACAACGGAGTCGAGACGTCCACGGGCACGTTCCCGGCTGCGGG